TTCAGAAATAAAAACTGACCCATCAGTAAAAGAACTTCCACATAGAATAGAAGTTCAGGTTGGATTTAAACCAATCCATACGTTCCTTCCACAGATAGTAGGATCAGCTTATGATACAAATAACCCTGATGGTATAGAAGGTAAAGGTGATATAGATCAAAGATACATAGCTTTAGCAAGTGAAAACTCAGTTAGTTTATATACAAAAGGTGTTCCTTATAGAACATACCTTCCAGAATATAGTAATGCTATATCTAATGGAGAAGGTGAAACCCCAGACGAAGAGTAATGGCTAGATATAGTAGAACAAATATAATTAAAAGTACTGAGGGTAAGCGTTTTTACGATGCTAAAATCTACCCTGAGATTCCTAGAAGCAATAATGACTTATACGTTATTACAGCTTTTGGAGATAGGTATGATTTACTAGCGAATAGATATTATAAAAACCCAAGTCTATGGTGGGTTATTTCCTCAGCAAATCCAGAATATATAGGTTCACTCTACCCTCCAATCGGAGTACAATTAAGAATTCCTGCAGATATTAGTGTAGCAACTCAAATTTAAATAAGTTATGGCAAAAATTAATTATAATGGTACTAATATAGTTGGGGCACCTTATAAAGATTATGTAGACCAACAAATTAAGGTTCGTCAAGAAAAATTAGGTAAGCTAAATAAAAATAATGAGGATATAGCCTGGGAGAATGCTAAAAGTGGTTTTGTAGCTTTAGCATCTTCTGTTAATATAGGAAATGGTTTTTTTAGTAAAGAAACTACTACTTATAATCCTCCTGTTACTGATATTACTTTAGGTGGTCAAGATACAACTGGAGTCGCTTCTGGAATGCAAGGATCTAATAATTCCCCTATGGGACAAGAAATGCGAGCTAATTTAGCTTTCCTCGCAGAAAATGACCCTTCTTATAGTGATTATAATAACCAAGGTTATTCATCCGAAGAAATTGAAGCTGCTGCTAGAGATGCTGGTGGTTTTATAACCTCACAGGAGATAGTTGAAAATAATGATGGTGAAAAAAGAGTTAAATTATTAGATTTAGAGGGTGACCCTTTAGATTGGTTTGGTAATCGTTTAGCACGTGAAATGGCACTTTATGGAGGCACAGCATACTACTCTGAACCTTTATCTAATTATACCACCCCCGAATATAGATTTGGTATAACAGAAAATACTAATGCTTTTGATAGTTCAGCCTATGGTTTTGGAGGTACTGATGAAGGATTTAAAGCATTACCTGGTATTACTTCTTTTAATATTAAATCTAAAAACATGGGTTCTTTAAAAGAAGCTACGGTTACCATTAGAGCTAATAGTGAAGAACAATTTAAAATGATTGATAATCTATACTGTAGAATAGGTTATACTATGTTTATAGAATGGGGTAATACTTTATATTTTGATAATGAAGGTAAATACCAAAGTCAAGCATCTACTCCTACTACTTTAATCCCAATTTTTCTAAAAGGTAAAGTAAAATATGAAGGAAGGGAAGAAATAGATTTAACACAAAACCCAACCCAATTTATAAACTTAATAGAAACATTTAGAAAATTTTCTGATGGTAATTATGATGCTTTCTTTGGGAGGGTTAAAAACTTTAGTTGGGAATATAATGCTAAAGAACAATATTACGAAATAAATTTATCTTTAATTAGTTGGGGAGATATAATTGAAAGTTTAACAGTTGATGCTCAATATGGTAGTGATGTTAACATCAAACCCTCTTCAGGGGAGGTTACAGAAAATACATCTGCTTTAGAAACATTTTTAAGTATAGTAGCTACCCCTAAAGGTCAGGTAGACATTTATAAAAATGCTGATAATGAAATCATAAAAAAAGATTTTGACCCTAGTACCGAAAGAGAGAATATAGGAAAAACAACTTTAACTAGCCCTACTAATGTTTATATTGATGATGTATTAGAATCATCAAGTGGAGCAGGTGATACTATCCCTGAATTAAACTATACTCGTTTATCTACTTCAGTAGGTAAAATTGTAAGTAATTTTGCTCAATTTGGAAATAAAAACTTTTATTATATCCGTTTTGGAGATATATTAGATTTTATTAGAGATCAATTATTATTATATAGTCCTACGGGTTTTAATGAACCTATTATGGATATTGATACGGACCCAGATAAAAACATATGTTATTTTTCAAGAATTAATGTATCGGCTGATCCTAGTAAAGTAATGATAACATCTGAACTTCCTTATAATCCAGACGAATTAAGGGGAATGATCAATGAAGAAGAGGACGAATGGACTCATTATATTAGAGGAAATGGTACTTTTTATGCTAATAACACATATGGATCATCTCAATTAGAGCTTTTTGGAACTAATAAAGATCCTAATGACCCTTCCCAAAAATTTCCTACGCATGGAAAAATAATGAATCTTTATTTTGAGTATAATTTTCTTATGGAAACAATTAAAGGATTAAGAGATGAAAACACTACAAAAATTCCTTTATTTGATTTTTTAACAAAATTATGTGATACTGCTAATAGTTGTTTAGGAGGAGTAAATAAATTATCTGTTAGATTAGATAATGATAGAGTAGTAAAAATTTATGATCAAAATCCTATTTATGGAACTCAAGCATTAGACAATAATGAAAATACAGTTCTTAATTTAGCAGGTCTTAGATCAACTTTTGCATTTGATGAACCAGGAGAAATAATATCTAATGGTAGTTTTGTAACAGATGTTAGTATTAAAACAGAATTAACTAATGATTTTTCAACTACTGTATCTGTAGGAGCCCAAGCTCAAGATAAAACAGTAGGGGAGGATGCTACTGGATTATCTACATGGAATTATGGCTTAATAGATAGATATTACCCTTCAAAAATTGACGGACTCCAAAAAAATAAAAGTCAAGATCAACCTACTTTACAAGAAAGAATCGTAAAAATCAGGTCACAACTTAAATTTTTATGGTTAGGGTATGCTGAAGGGCAAGTAGAAGGAATAGAATTCCTCCCAGTCCATAAAGAAGGGTTTTTTGGGGTTTATGATCCTGTAAAATTCCAAGAGGCATTAAAATTAACCCCTAATGGGATTACAGTTGATGCTTTTCAAACAATAACAAAAAAATTATATTACGAACATTTTCCAATTGATAGAGCAGAAGATTTTGTTAAGCTACAAAAAGACTGGCTTTCAGCTCTTATTAAACAAGAAAATGATATTAAAAATGTTGAGGCTGTAAAAAGTAATCAAGATATCTACGGTACTAACCAAATAGGAATGATCCCCATTAATATCCAAATAACAATGGATGGTCTATCAGGAATTAGAATATATGATAAACTTACTGTAGATACTAGGTTTTTACCAAGATATTACCCACAAACTTTATACTGGATAATTAAAGGAGTATCTCATGAAATTAATAATAATAAATGGTATACTAAATTAGAAACTATTGCTGTTCCTAAACTTCGTGAAGAACAAGATTTACGAGGATTATTAGCATTTGAAAATGTCCCAATTAACGAAATTAGTTTTGCTAGAGAAGATGTACCTGATTTTGTAGGTGGTGATAGTGGAATTACTTATACTATGGCTGAACTCACAACAACTTCTCAACCTTATGATAATACCCCAACACCAGAAGCAAATGCAGCATTACAAGCTTTAAATGCTAATATTCTTCAACCAATTACAATTGCTTTTGGTAAAATAGGAATTACTAGTGGGTATAGAAGCCCTGCAGTAAATACAGCTATTGGAGGTTCTACAACTTCACAACATATGAAAGGTCAAGCAGTTGATTTTACTAAAGTAGCTAGTGGTAGACCTTTAAGTGAAGTATATGAATTTATAGCAACCAAATTAGATTTTGATCAGGCTATTTGGGAAAAAGGTGATGATGGTAATCCAAGGTGGATCCACGTTAGTTATAACAATTCACCTGGAGCTAAACAACGTAACAAATTATTACGTTTCTTTGGAAATGGTAGATATGTAGATTGTAACGCACAAGGAGAAATATAATTATGTATTACCCAAAAAGTCAAATACAAACTGGATTTTATAGTAATGGTGAACTTGTAGAATTTAATTCACTCCGCCCTTATACAGGTCCTTACTTTAATACCTCAGATGGTAGATCTTACACAGGTAAAACCCTTAATGATGGTCCTAATTTGGAATTAATACCAATTCCAAGTCGAACCCTAAAACGACCTCCAACTCAAGATTTTGATGAAGGTGGTGAATGGGAAAATGAAGATCCTAGATTTTACCCTTCTAATGCTCTCTATAGTATTGAAAAAGGAGTAACTAGAGGCTCAAAATTATATTCTCCAAACCCCTACTCTCCTATTTTAACTCCAAACAACATAGCTAATGGAGAATTTCAAAGGTACATAATCAAAAAATCAAACGAAAATCTATATACAGAAGTAAACGTTGATAATTTTATTGCCTCATCAAGGGAAAGATTATACCAACAAATCCTTTTACCCTGGATTATTTCAGGAGAAAAAGAACAGGTTAGAACGATGAATTTTAAACAAGTTAAACTTGTTGAAAGTCGCTCTAAAGTAGAAGGATTAGGAGAATTCTTAAACCATGATTACCTCAGGTTCTATCAGGGTTGATAATTAAAAAAAGGTTTCGTATATTTAAATAAATGTTTTGGTTAATAGAAAATAAAGAACAATTTGAAAGGTTACAAAATAGTGGTTTTAAAGAAGCGTTTGTAGAGATTATTTCAAATAATCCTTACCAACACCCAACACAAAACTCTGTTATTGCCTTTTATGTAAGACCTATTCAAGGTCATAAGGGGTATATTCTACCTGTTTCCCACCCTGAATGTGAAAATTTATTTGAGGATGAGGTTTATTTGTATTTAAAAGGGTTAGAGAAGATATATGTAAGAGATAAGAAAGAATTCCTACACTACACAATTTTAAAACAGCTTGTAGATATAACATTAGGATCTCCTCCGTATATACCTCCTCAAACAACAGCCCATACTACATTATATAGGAGATTTCCGGATCTAAAAACGGTAAATCAATTAGTGCCAATTACTAAACACTATGAAGTTTGCGAGCAAGTATATGACGATTTAGAGCACCGCATTAATACCGTGGTAAACCCGTTTTATAATGACAAAGCTACATTAGTATTCAACGCAATTGAGCGAAATGGTATAAAAATAGATAAAAATGAGTTCAAAAAACACTTCCAGAGGGATTCGCAGGACGAGTTTGTATTTACTTCTTACAATCTTAATACCCTTACTACAAGGCCTTCCAACAAGTATGATGGTATCAACTATGCGGCTCTCAACAAAGAAAACGGTTGTAGGAAAAGCTTTATTCCTCGTAATGATATGTTTGTGGAATATGATATTAGCGCCTATCATCCTACTCTTAGTGGGATGCTTGTCGACTATGATTTTGGTGATAATGATATACATAAGGCTTTTGCAAGCATGTATGGTGTTGATTACAACAAGGCTAAAGAATTAACGTTTAAACAATTATACGGAGGAGTATTTGATCAATATAAAGATCTTCCGTTTTTTAAAGCTACAAGTGAGTATATACGTACGACCTGGGAAACTTTTCAAACAGAAGGCGTTATCACTTGCCCTATCTCTAATTACGAATACAAACGTGATGTTTTAGAGAACATGAATCCTCAAAAATTATTTAACTATATTTTACAAAATATGGAAACGAGCTTGAATGTTGAAGTATTATTTCGTATATTCAAGTTATTGAAAGGTAGGAATACCAAATTGGTTCTTTACACGTATGATTCATTTTTACTTGATGTAGATAATAGTGAATTAGAGGTGTTAGAACAGATTAAGCAGGTTTTTTATAAATTAAAGTTACAACTAAAAGAAAAAAATGGAATCAACTACGATTTTACCTAGATACGATTATATTTATGGGTTAGACACACATTCACCCCAAAATACAATTGATTTGAATAATAAGTTATTTTGTACCTTTACTAGTCTTGAGAATCTTGATAGATTAGTAGAAGATTTACAATCTCAATATACAATCATGTACAACAAAATGTTTGTACTACATATAAAAAGCAATGATGAATACGTTGTTACATACAATGTTGATCAGGGCAATGTATCCTCTATTCCAGAGAATACAATTTTAGTTCATCGTAAAAAAGATAGTAACACACTTTACACCATTAATGCCCTAAACGAATTAATTAAGGGTTTGAATGGAGGTATAGTAGATTCTCGTTATAGAGTAAATTGGCAACACTATCGTAATACAATCCTTTTAACTCAACAAAATGAGCTTAAAGAACTAAAAACCAAAATTCACAAAATTATTGAACTATAATTTGGATTAGTCCAAAACGTTTCGTATATTACAGTTATTAATAAAAAGTTATAAACATGGATTTAGACGTAATCAAGCAGCGTTTAGAGGCTCTGCAAAAACCCACCTCTAACAACAACAACAATGGTAAATCATTGTTCTGGAAACCATCAGTAGGGAAACAAACAGTTCGTATTGTTCCTTCTAAGTTTAACAAAGCAACTCCTTTTAGTGAATTGTATTTCCATTATGGTATTGGGAAACCAGTTATGATTTCTCCAATTAACTTTGATGAGAAAGACCCATTAGTAGAGTTTGCTAAAAAGCTCCGTCAAACCGACCAACCAGAGAACTGGAAATTGGCTAAGAAACTCGAACCAAAAGTTCGTTACTTCGCTCCTGTTATCGTTCGTGGTATGGAAGATGAAGGTGTTAAGATTTGGCAATTCGGTAAAGAGCTTTACTCATCATTCCTATCAATGGCAATGGATGAAGAAGTAGGTGACTTTACAGATGTAGTTGCTGGTCGTGATATTAAGTTAACTACTGAAGGACCAGAGATGACAGGTACTAAGTACAATC